AGAAAAATTATTGGCCATATTAGTTAATGCCGTATTTCCTTGTTCTAGTGCCGGGATTAAAACAGCTTCAAAGATAGGTGCTAAGGTCGCCCCTATAGCGGTTTTAGTTGTTTCGGACTGCACGGCTAACGTATCAAGTGAAGCTCTAAAGCTATTAGCGTTTTCTAATGCTGATTTACCTAGTACTGCTCCTACTTCGTTGGCTTCAAGTCTTAATGCTGCAAACTGTTCTGCTGTCATTCCTAAAACTGGAGCTAAATCCCCTAATGATCTACCAAATAATTGTTGAGCTATTGAATTTCGTTCTGTTATATTTTCAACACCTTGCAAACTTGTTATTAGTTCTGGAAATAAATCATCTTGGCTTCTCAATTCTCCCTGGGAGTCTCTAAGGTCAACACCTAATTTCCCAAAGGCTTCTGCTGCGTCTCCTGTCCCTGATTCTAATAAAGGGATTTTCGCGGTAAATTTTTGAGCTGCCCCGGTTAATCCTTCAAAACTGACCCCGGCTTCTGCTGCTATAAACTTAAACTCTTGGAGTGTGTCCGTAGATAATCCGGTTATTTGTTCTAAGTCTAAAAGCTTATCGGCTGCTGCTCCTGCATCTTTAGCCATTTTAAAGGCTGCTACTCCTGCTCCTATAATAGCGGCACCAACAGCAACCGCCCCGACACCAACAGCTTTAAATGTTTTCCCGAGACTAAGGCTTTTATTATCAGCTTTACCTATGGACTTATCAAAGCTTGTTGTGTCTCCTGAGATTTTGTAATAAAGTTCCGCTATTTGCTGTCCGGCCATTTCCCTAATCCCCTCATAACTGTTTCGGTATAACTACCTTTGTTTTTCTTCATTGGCAGTATCCAATCTTCTAACTGTTTAACGTCTACCCCTTGCATCCCTAACAAGATGAGCCCTTCCTTAAATAAATCGGTATCCATATTCATAAAATCATCATAATCAACTACTAAATTATTCTGTTTTAACACAAGGTAAAGCCTCTCTATTTTAAAGTCTCGCTGGTTGTCAAGTTCAGGATCTCTTTTTTTTTACCCCTTAAAAGAATCGACACTAAAAATTCTTGGAACTCGCTAGAGTCTACCTTTTCTTCCCAGAAGTTATCCGCCCAAAACCGGCTATCTTTTATCTGGTTTATTCGCATAATATCATGGATTATCGTTACTTTTTCATTAAAGACATCTTGGGTTACTAACTCATTTAACATATGATTAGCTTCTTTTATTTCTTTTCGTTGAGCGTTAAGCTTTTCAACTGTATTAACGCCTTCTTTGATTATTCGCTCTTTTTCTTTGCTTGAGCCTGTTGTTTTAATTAAAAGCAGTCTCATTTGGTCAACTTTTCCAAAATGTTTGCTTAATCGCTCTACGATATTCTGAGTTAATATTTTAAACTCAACCGCCTTTACTATCATTTCGTTCTCGTCGTCTAAAAATTCTAAACTTACCGTAAATTTATTCATTGATGCCTCCTAAACGATAAAGCGGCGGAGGCATCCTAACCGCTTTATCTAATGAATTATGTTTTTTGCTCTAATTTAAATAACTGCGACCCATCCGAAAGCCCGCTATCTCGTGTGGCTGTTAGTCCCACTGTCCACGAATCATAATTATTACCTGATTTTGCTCCCATTTTTGTTAAAGAAAGCCCGCTATTTAAAAAAACTCTATAACAAGTCAATCTAAAATCATACGCTATCAAAGTATCATCCTCATGATGAGTAAATCTGACTTGTACCGCTGTTAATGCTTTAGTACTACTTCCAGCGGTTATCTCGTTCATTGCTGAAGGAGTATAGTCATAATCTATAACCAAGATTTGGGCTTCTGTAGTAAAATTAGTTCCGTCAAGGGGGACTAAATACCATCCTCCGGCGCCTAATACAGTTGTCCAATCATCTGCTGCACCTGCTGTGTCTACCGATCCGGTTACACTGTTGATAGTCGGAACTAAACCACTCGCGTTTTGCCCTTCGAGCAGAATCCCCTTATCAAACTCCCAATTCCCGCTTGTAATTGTCTGGGTTGCTCCCGAGACGATTGTTCCGGCGACTGCTGTTAATGTAAATAACCCGTTACTAAGAGCTACCATTATATCCGAGTCCCAAGAATTAAGCGCGCTAGGCGCCATTGTTAATTTCTGGTTTTTTGCAATTAAATCCGGGTCTGCTGCGTTGCCCCATTCGATAGGTGGTGCGTCAAAGTCATAGGTAAAAGTAGCCCCGTCGTCCATAACTCCGAAATCTGCCCAGGTACTTCCGTCGTCTGTTGATATTTCTCCCCTCAATCCGTCCGAGGTAGAAAACTTTGTCTTGACTGTTTGATCTGCCATGATTCTCTCCTTATTGCAGGTTTTTAACGCCTGCTATTTCTACCTCAATCGGTAGGTTGTATGAGTCGTTTTCGTCTACTGGTTGAATCATAAAGCTCAACGTACACCAAAAACGACCTTCATTTATGTTTATAGGCTTTCTGTTTACCGCCTCAATAACCGATGTTGCAAGAGCCTCTGCGTCTGCTTCTGCATTAGCTCTACAGTTAACCGTCCATGTAGTAATAAATCTACCCTCGTCTCTAAGCGAAACTGGTATAGCTCTATATATTGTTATAGTCTTATCTGCTACACCCCATGTATCTAACTCTTTAGATGCTACCGCTATACATGGATAACTAGTCCCATACGTCGAGACTAAAGACAATACTGTTGTGTCTGCTTTTATAGCTGTATATAACGCAACTGATCCATTCATATTTTAAACACCTTTCTTTTTAAATAAGATTTTAGGTTTTGTATTTTTAAAAATAGCTTTACCGCTGCGATGCTTTTCCCTTTGGCTAATAGTAAAGCCGGTCTTAAAAATGGCTGTGGAGCCATATTCCGAGTCCCGTATTCTTGGTAAAGGCCATATTCAACATTTGTGCCGACTCGGGTTGTAAGCCTATTCGATAAATCCTCTATTTGTATAGAATTTTTTAACCGTCCCCCGCCAACGGTTGCGACTGGAGCCAGTTGAACCGCTTCTCTTTTTATATTTAAAGCTGTTTCTATTATACCTTTACCGAGCTGCTCGGTGGTGGCTTTATGGGTATCTAGTTCTTTGACAAAACTTACCTCTCCAGTAAAACTCATATATGTACCTTTAACCCTACGACATAAACTAAACCTTGCTCGTTAATATCATTTATCCCTGCGACTGAGTAACGGATACTATTTACTTCTAAATAATTATCTTCTGTTAGAATTCCAATATCGTCAGTTTTAAAGATCTTACTTACATCATTAGCCCACTCAATATTAAAATATCTCTCATTGGTTGCCGCTGTGTGCATAACCCCTTTTATGGTTGTAGCTCCGGTATATGTATCATCGGCATGTCCTGTCGTGTCATTTGGTACTTGCGTTTTAATCTTAATAGTCCCGGTTACTTTCCAATCACAAAAATATTCGGCTAGGCTCATCTATGCCACCTTGGCAAGCCTTTAACAAACCATGCCGGCATTCCTGATTTACCGTCTAACTTGCTATCTTCGGCACTCCTCGACACTGACATTCCCCCGTCAGATCTTGATATCCAATCATTGGCGCATATATCTGTGCTCATTTGGCTTATTAACCACCATATCCCTTTCGCAATGAGAGGCTGATAAGCTATGTTTATCCCTGCATATATAACACCGGAGTTGTCGGCTGTTGCTGCTGTTGATAGCTCAAAATATGGTGGGGTGCTACCATCTTGCTCGGTTCCATTGTAATAGACCTCTGAAATATAGGTATCTGTTGCAATGCCCGTGCCTTCTAGTAGCGTCCCTACTGGCAAGTCATTAGTAAGCTGTTTTAATTCTGGTGGGGTTGGTTGATTATATATCCCAGAGAAAACCACGGTAGTTTCTGTGTCTGTTAATCCTACATTTAGCTGTAAGTTAAAATTATTCCTACAGATATCTTTTACTTTGGCGTCAATAACAGGTAAATAGGATGTTATCTGCGCGTCATATGTTGTCTCTGATATTCCTAAATATTCCTTTGCTTTAGCTAATGTTATTACTCTCATTATATACTTAATCCTTCGTCTTCTTCGTACCAAAATAGTTTAGCCGTACACGTTGTAGCTCCTGCGGGGGTAAAAGTCATAGCATAGACGGTGTTTTGTTTTAATACTAACTCTTCTGCTGCTGCTGATCCTCCGCCTATACTCATTTTTTATTGTCCTTCTATTAGTTTTTCAAGTTCGTCCTTAGTTGCTTTGCTTCTATATTTTATACCGGATTTGTCTAATATCAACTTCATATCGTCGTTAGTCAAAACAAGTCTGTCGTCTATCTTTTCTAAATCTTCGTCTATTTTTATAATAATTTCATCTTTTTCGATGTTGTTGTTTGTGCTTTCATTGCCACCTACTACTTTGACATTAGGGCAATTTAAGAGCAATGCTATTTCTTGCTTGTTTTTTGTTTCATACGTATCTAATTTGTTGAAATTAACTATTATTTTATTTTTTGCTTCGTACCAAATTAAACCATTCCCTGAAAATATCATAATGCCTCCAAAAATCCCCCTAATTAAAGGGGGTTTTAATTATATTGTGGTTGAGATACCACCGGCTCCACTTGCTACGGCTGCACTATTCGCAACCCATACCACGTCGGTAGTCCCTATCGCTGTGTATCCAAAAAAACTACATGCATCAAATAAGAAATGCCCCGATGTTGGGGTAGTTCCAATTTGAGCGGCTGTCAATGCTCCCGAGCCGTTTGGTTTCCAATTGATAATCCTACATCCTGAGAAAACCTCTACACCTCTTATGCTTCCGGCATCAATAGAGTTTATAGCTCCGTGTCCTGCTGTTTCTGAGTATGAGACTATATCACAGTCCATAAATCGGTTCCGTTTACTTTCACCATCAAAAACTATATTCCCGTTTGCTGCTGCTCTAATAATAGTATCTGATCCAAATACACAACCCTCAAAGGTGCACTCTGCTGCTCCATTCATTTTAAGGTCGTAAGCCCCTGTAGAGGCTGCCGGGGTTGCTTCTCCCGCTCCTAAAATATGACAGTTCCCGAAATAATTTCTATCTCCCGAAACTATAATAGCACCGACAGACAACACATTAGTATCAAAGTTTCCGAAATGGATATTCATAAAGCTGTTGTTGTTGCCTGAGACATCAATAAGATTAGTTAGGTATGTGTCAATAGTTGTGGAGCCCGCGGCTACCGCTGTTTCTACGGTGAAAGTCGAGCCTGAACATTCTATAGTTCCTGCGGTTACGGCGGTAATTATTGCCTGCCCGTCGTTTAAATTTGAGGTCGAATCAATAGCTATTGTTTGACCTACTACAAATCCGGCTGTAATAAATCCACTCGCACTATCTTCAATAGTAATTGTATCCGCATTGAAAGAGATAGTTGTGAGAGCTCCAGTAGTAATGTTTTGATTAGCTACTCTTGCTCTACCTCCCATCCTGGTTGGGGCTGCAACCCCTATTACTGTAATACCGTGTTTTGTCCAGTCAATATCTTGCGTCAAATAGCTAGTAGTAGCCGCTGAAGTAGTCCCAGATGATAGCAAAACAATACCATCCCCGTTGCCAGAGATGCATCTATCATATGCAATAGATAGATTGTTTACTGGATTTTCAAATGTTTTCCCGCCGGCTGTTGCTGTCCCATCTTCTGGGTCTACAAACCACCATTGTCCTTTTATATAAGGTAAACTACCTGTTGTAAATAGTTCGTCGAATCGCTGTCTTATTTTTGGGGCTATCCCCTGATTGTTCCTTGTAAATAATGCCATTTCTTTTTCTCCTTAATGGGGGCTTTTACACCCCGATTGTTTATGATGTAGATGTACCGGTCACTGTACCGTGCATGTAGCTAGATCCATAGTCAAACCCTATTTGCGTGTATAGCTGCCATAGTTCCGCTGCTCCCGACTTAGCAAGCTGTTCAACGATAACTTTATTAGCGTCTACAGGCTTGTTAATAACTGGCTGAAAAACCATCCCAATTTTGCTCATGTTAAGCACTGCAACGGTTGCTGCGGGCACTCTAGGCACAAAAACAACATCCATTTCGCCAAAATCTGTGTATATCTTGTTTATCGCTGTTCCACCAACAAATCTATCAGTTGGCGCGAAATCATACGCCGATGTAATTTTCTGTTTATTAAAAGAATTACACATGATAGTAAAATTTCCACCCTGAGAAAAAGCCCCATTGTCGGCCATTTCTTTAAACAGCTCGTCTAAGATGACTTTTGAGATATCAACGGAGCTGGCTGCTACTGTATTAACATCAGAACCTGTAATAACCCCCCTTGTCCCATATGCTACGCCTGCGCCTGTTGCTAGTGCGTATGTACCATTAAGAGCGGTATGCTCAATATTCATTTTCATTTGATCCATATTGGTTTGAAGTTGAAACCCTAATTCGTCCTGTACTGGGTTTTTGCCTGCCTCGTCGTATGCGTAACCAGTTGATCCAACCTCCACACGTTTCATCCTGCCTGCTGCTGATAATTTAGCATATGATAGTGCGATTTGTCTTTGGTAAATCTGACACACATTCTTTTGGTTTTCACGCACATATGAAATTGCTGCAGGAGCGTCGAGGCTCGCAGTCTCCGTGATTGCTGGTTGTGCTGCAGCTTCCATGTCATAACTAGACGACATTGCAAACTCTGCTTGCGCTACTTCTCTAACTTGTGTAATCCTGTCTAAAAAAAGGGGTCTGTACGTTTGAAGCTGTAAATAATTGCCCCGCGAAATTGGGCAGATTCCATAATGTTCCTGCTGCTACATTTGCCATTGCTGTCTCCTTAATGGCGCAACAGGAATTTATGTCACTGTTGCGGTTCTTGGGCTTTCTTCAATAATAAATTCATTGAAGCCGTGTTATTTCCGTTCTGCTTAGCTTGTTGTATTTTTTCGTCTAAGCTTTTAGGATCTATAGGTTCATGTTTTTGTGGTTGTGGATTATCTCCAAACCGTTCTTTTATTTTTGTTTCATATCGGCTATCTACTAAAGTGTTTAGCTTTTCGGCGTTACGTTCTAGCAAGCTAAGTGATCTTTCACCAAACTCGTATAACTCCTCTGCGTCATCTTCTGGATAATTAAGCTCTTTAGCTTTTTTTCTAAGTTGTAACTTTAAGGCGGTTTGTGCTTTTTCTGCTTTTATATCAGCAAGCTCTTGCATGACCTTATCGTACTTAGTATCTTTTTCGTCTTTTGGAGGATTTAGTTCTGCTTCGTATTTTTCTCTCTCTGACTTTAAGATATCGGGTAGTTTTTCGTCGTTAAATTTTCTATCATGGTTTTTGATTGACTCTGTAGTACTTAAATCAAGCCCTTTTTCAAGTACTGGATTCTTATGTATAAAATCTAGTCCCTGCTCTTTAGTCGTTATTCCATCAACAGAATACTTTTCAACTAGTGCCTCAAACTCTGATATATCCGCACCGTCACGAAGGTTTTTTTTACCCCAATCGCTTAATTGACCCATTTGTTTGCCTCCCCTATCAGTTGTTAACTAGATAGTTGTATGATTTAAGATAGTACGAGCCTATCTCAGTTTCATTATACTACTCATTTGTTAACGTGTCAACTAAATAATACAGTGTATCTTTTATCATACACTTGTTATCCGTTAAGTAGTTTTTCCCCGCGCCTTTAATTTTATTCCCATTTATATTGACAATATAGTCAAGAGGGTTTATACTCTTATTAAGTGGAGGCATTTATGATTGAAATTACAAGAGAAAAACTAAGCGAGTGGGGTGCTTGCTATAGTGACAGCAAGATAGACAAAATCTTTAAAAGGAAACGAACAGATTCGGGCACAGCGTTACAAGCTGCTAGAATGAACTCTATTCCTATTCAAGATCGGCTATGGTTGTTACTCAGAGAAGAGATTATTCCCAAAAAAGAGCTACGATTATTAGGATGTGATTTTGCAGAGAGAGCACTTAACAGAGAAAGAGAATTAGGAAGAGAGCCAGACAAAAGGAGCTGGGAGGCTTTGAAAGTTACTAGGGCTTATGCCATTGGCGAAGCTACAGACAAGCAAAGGGTACAAGCTAAAAGATCTGCTGCTGTTGCTGCTTATGCTGCTGGTGCTGCCGATGCTGCTGCTTATGCTGCTGGTGGTGCCGATGCTCGACTAAAGGAAAGAAAAGCGCAAATTATACTACTCGAGAACGTTTTAATAGAGCTAGGGAGCAGGTAGAGGATTTATCACGCATAGTGTGTGGATAATAGCAGTTATGAATAATATTTTTGGGAGGATTAAATGAGTACGCCAGATAGAATCTATTTACAAATTGACAATGGAGAGGATCAGCCAGTTACGTGGGCAGAGGATTTAATTTATGATAGTGACATTATGTATGTTAAGGCTAAAAACCAAAAGCCCAAAAAAACTATACATAACATCGAATATAAGCAATCATGCAATGAATTACCAATAGAAAAAGGTTTTTCAATAATGAAAGAAGATGGAATAAATCGGGCATGACTGCATATATTCGAGAAACGTTAGGCGAAATAATTGGAGGAAATGGAAATGAATAAGATTATACAAATTAGTGCGGTAGGGCATGAAAACACATTAAATACACAATCTAACGGGTCATTGTTTGCCCTAGATTCAGATGGTAATATTTATGTGATGGATATTGAAACGCATAATTGGGGTACCGTGACGCCTCCAATTACTTCGCCTAACAACTAATAAAAGTCAATAAGCCTTATGCTGTTCTGGTATAAGGATAGTTGACGTATCGAATTGAGACCAATCATAGGTTAGTTTACCACCGCAGATACATCTCAATATTTGTGGGCGGTCTTCGTGTATAGAGCAAGTATACTCTGTTTTGTGGTCGCATTTGTTGCACTTATATAGATATGTCATTTCGGTAGTACCTGCCCGTATTTATTTGTAGTTAAATTATTATCTGCTGCCCATGCTGGGTATGTTTGGTAATTGATAACCTTAGTCTTCCCCGTTACTGGATCTCTTGCCCGTTTTAAAGAAGGGTCTTGTCCGTCTACTACATCTACAGTTGTACAACGGCAATTGATTATATTCCCCTCACTACCGGCACTGTCCCCTGGGTACATTAGTTCTTCCCCGTCTACAACAAAGGGCTTATCTAGTGCCCGTCTTTGCCCGTCGGCCTCTGCGTGTGCGGGTCTAGTCCCACTGTCAAAAGTAGCGTCCCACATTTTGACCATTTTGACGCCCTGGGCTTCTGCTTCGTAGGAAGTTGCTAAAGAGGCGGCGTTCATAGCCCGATTACCTTCTGTCCTCGTTATCCTTAAAGCGTTTGCCATTTGCCCTTTTGCTTTGCCGTCTACAATTTCACCGATTACACCTTTTACCCCTTTTGAGATATCCTTAAAGGAAGATCCAGCCATAAGGCCAGAGTTGATCTGCAATTGTACTTTTCTCAATATATCGACACGGTTCTTTTTAAACACGTCTGTTAATGTTCCATTAGGTGACCATAAAGCAGGGTTATTCCCGTACTTTAGTTTAGTGGCGGCACTTATAGCCTTCCAAGACTCTACCTGCCCCGTCACTGCATAGTTAATAAGGTTTTTATCTAGTACGCTAAAAGAGAGGGGCTCTTGGAAGTTAAGAAGATAGAACTGTCTATAGTAATTATTAGCCACCCCAACCTTTCCAGATTGCACAGTGTAATTCATTGCTGCTACATCGTATTTAGTGTACGCTGCTTTAATATCGTTCTGTAGTTTAATATTTCTATCGTATTGTATTAGCCAATTGTATCTATCAGCCGGCTTTATGTCTATCATTTGAGCAGCTAACTGATCAAGACGCTGTTGTATTATTACATTAGCCTGGGCGTATTGATCTAATATAAGCTTTTCAAGTTTTCTTTGTTCGGCCTCCGTAATAAGATAGCCGTTTTGTTGCGCTGTTTTAAGGCTCAATTTTGTCCTCTTCTGTTACAATAACCGTTTTATATGGGTTCTTTCTATCGACCGGCTCGGTCTTTTCTACCTCTGGCACTTCGTCAACGATGCTGTTAGGGATATATTGGTTTATAGCCTCTTGACTATATCCTAACCCTTTAAGCATTGCAGCAACCTTAATCTTAATCTCTGCATCTACCGGGAGATTCCTATTCCAAATAATTATCTGTTCGTAATCGTCCCACTTCACTTCAAGCGTAGAGGCGTTTATTACGTCTTGATAAAACTTATATCTAGTCTCTAGCCCTAATCTAAAATAAACCTCTATTTCAGATACTAAGAACTCTAAACCCATTAGTTTTAATTCAATGGCTAATCCTGATTGATTGCCTCCTGCAAAATTAACATCCATAAAATTAGGGACTTTAATAGTCTCGAAATAATCATCTTTTAATCTGTCGGCTTGTTTGGGATAAAATTCACTAACCCCCGAAAAGTCTTTTTGTAGATACTTCGGCCATGACGCGGGGTCGTAGTCTCCTAGTTTATCCATGTATGGCTTAGCTTCTGTAGTTAACTTTTCTATTAGCGCAGAGTCTACACCGTCGGGAAACATCATTATCAAAGCACTAAAGATATCTACCTCATTTTGGGTCTTAGACACAATAGAATCATAAGCATCTATCAAGCTTCGTTGAGCCTCAAAGACAGGCGTATTGCTTACCGCGGTTCTAAACGGTATTACAGGAACATGCGTAAAAGGGTAAACCGTACCCTGGTCTTCTACTAATTCCCACGTATCAACGGGTTTTATGTAATGCTCTGAGTATGAAGCGTAATATACATCACACTCTTTTGTCTTATCAGTACCGTAAAACCGTATAAATTTACCGAGTTTAGGTTTTAAATCTTTAGTGTATACCGGCAAACACTCGCGGTTATCGAGGATTTTAAACTCTGGAGTCACCACACCTTTCGCGTATTTCTGCTCGTCTGATACCCACCACAGTTCCCAGGCTATACCGAGCGATAAGGATTTGGTTAGCAATTCACTGTTTTCTATGCCCTCGCGGTTATATTTATCGAAGTCTGCTAATAGTTCCGTGATATCATCACTTCCCTCGTCTGAGCTACTTGTAACATAGGTAGTATTTAGCTCCCCTGGCTTGCCAGCATAACCAACTATATCCGTAATAGTTGATTTACCAAGCGGTGTAGTTATCCGATTATCTGGTTTAGGTTGCTTTTTATCCATAGCTATCTTGTAATTATGTCCATATGCATAAGCCATGTTCTCTTCTATATATTGCTGTTTCTTTTCTAGTTGTTGATAATATCCGTTTAACTCTTCACTTGTCATATTATAAGCTCCTCAAATCTTCCTATTTTCCTTAAAAGTTTGTCTTTGGCTTTTTCATCGTCCCATTCTGAATAAATATGTAAGTCACAACCTGAGCATGTAGCTTGCCAGCACTCCTGCGGGCAGTCCCCCCACGGCTCATAGCCGTATTCTACAACAAGTGTGGGTCTATTGCATATAGGGCATTGGTGCGCCTCATCCTTACTATTTATCATTATCTAACCCCTTCACTATCCTGTTAAACCGTCTACCGGCTCTTTTAGATACTCTATTTAACTTTCTTATCTCTCTCAAGCTTAACGTTGGGATTGCTTGCGCCTGTTTTGTCAACTGGGCATCTTCCAAACTGCTATCATATTGGCTTTGCATCCTATTCAGAAACAATATCATTACATGCCACCTCCTGACATTTTTCTCACGCCTCTATATTCATGCATTAGCATTATTAAACTATCTATATAATGATCATTACCGTCTTTAGGTTTAGGCAATAACTTCCCCGTTTTATCTTCGTCCCACGACCATACACCAAACTCTCGTTGTAAATCCGTATCCCCATCTATTAAGTGTATCTTCATACCTTGTAAGATCTTAGCCATTTCGGTTTTATAGTTGGCTCGTTTCTTAACGCCTCTAATACCTCTAAGCCCCATTCTGTATAAATCTTCTATACTTTTCGGCTCTGCTGAATCAGCTACACACTTGTTTAGCAGTATGCTTGGCTGTATTATACCATACAATTCACTATTTGTTAAGCCAGTACTATAAACTATTCCTTTTACCCATATTTCCTGCTTAGTGCCATACACTTCTACACATGCTGCGGGATCTTGAGAGAATCCAAAGTCTAAACCATAGCCTATTAGATCGGCAGTACTTGGCACTTCCTGCACTACATCCCAATTGTTAAGGATAGCTCCTTTCATCTCTGAGTATTCGCCAAGAGCCCATAGTTTATATAGTGATGGATTAGTATCCTTATATCCTTCTAGTCTTCTCTTGACGTGCTCAGGACATTTGAGATTATCTTTATATGTTGTACGCATTACACAAACATAAGAGCCTAAATGCTCATCATAGTATCGATCGTGTTGACCTGTTTCCTTTGGGCTTCTGAATTGCTTCTCAAACCAAAATAAACCGCCTGGTACTTTAGGAACTGGATTATGACATAGATATATTGAGTTCTCTTGGTGCTTGCCTCTTATAGATTGGTCTATTGTCTCAAAATCTTGCTCTATAAACTCGTTAGCCTCATCTATTAGTACTATGTCAATAGCAGATAAACCTTTTAACTTGTCATATTGATCCGCTCCCTTAAAGATAATCTCTGACCCGTTGTTAAAGGTTATTTTTAAGGGTGACACTGTTGTATGGTATTCTATGCCTATTCTCCTGATGATTTCTATTGCATCCTGATATAGTGTATCCCTAATAGATCCAAATACTTTCCGCATAAAACAGGCTCTCGAACCTGATACGCTCATAAGCCTGAATAGTATTATCTGTATAGTGTCGTGTGTCTTGCCTGAGTATCTACCACCAATGTTATAGTAGTATCGTGCCGACTGAGTAAACATTTTCTTGAATGAAGGGTTAAAGGCTACGTTAATGTTTACCATCCTAGTATAAAAATCTTCCATACTTTAATCCTCTACTATATCCGCTATAGATACTATTTTCAGGGGTTTATCTTCGTTGCCTTCTCTTTCGACTGTACGCTTATCGCTCCACCCCATTTGCTTCACACTGAATATTGCCATTGTGGAATTAAGCAACCCGCCTA